CACATTCAATTGTGGACCTGATTACAAATTCTTCAACAGAAATCTTTGTACTTCAAACGAATAAAACCGTTGAAGTAGTACGAGAAATGATTGATGAAATGCAAAAAAAATATCCTAATGAATATTATAAGATATCTTGGGAAGAATACGATCTACTAACAAAGAAATAACCTCTAAGCCCCAAATAAACTGGGGCTTTTTTACATCCAACTTAAATACAAGATGGATGAACAGCAAGCTCTAGAGCTGGGCCTTGAACCAGCTGATCCCACCAAAGAACCTCTAGGCGAAACATTTACTGTTTTGCCCTATCAAGAAGAACCCACTGATCCCTCTAAGACTGGCAACAAACCCAAACAACTTGTGGCTGTAGAAGTCTATGGGTATGAAGTAGGTCGTGGACGCAGAAAAAAGGTTGTGGTGCCACAAGATGTCTACAATCTAGCCGCTATTGGCTGTAATGATCGTGAGATCGCCAAATGGTTTGATATCAATGAAGATACCCTTAGATATAACTTTAAGGATATTATTGAAAAGGGCAGATTGGACTTATCTCACAGTCTACGACGTGCTCAGATCAAGGTTGCATTGTCAGGCAATCCTACCATGTTGATATGGTTAGGCCGTAATCTCTTAGGTCAAAGTGATCAGCCTATAAACAGTGATGACACTAAAGTGTTACCTTGGACTGATTGATGCCTCTAAGTGACGCACAACGACAAATAGCTGAAAGTCCTGCCCGTTTTAGGTCAGCAATTTGTGGAAGAAGATTTGGTAAAACACATCTGGCCATCAGAGAACTGGCTCGTTACAGCCGTGAACCCAATCGTTTGAGTTGGTATATCGCTCCTACCCGTGGACAGGGCAAGGGCATAGTCTGGGAACAACTCAAAGAAAGATTAGGTCAGTTAAATTGGATCGCTAAAACCAATGAAAGCGATCTAGTTATGACTTTGGTAAATGGCAGCCAGATTGAGATCCGTTCAGCAGATAGTTATGATCGTATGCGTGGCTTTTCAGTCAGTGGAATAGCAGTGTTTGATGAGTTCGCAGACATGGACCCTGAAGTGTGGACTGCAGTTCGTCCTACACTTAGTGATAAAAATGGACACGCATTATTCATAGGCACACCTAAAGGTGGACGCAGTTCATGGGCTTATGAGATCTACGCCAATGGCATAAACCGCTTAGAAGATTGGCAGAGTTGGTCATTTACTACCTTAGATGGTGGCAATGTTCCAGAGAATGAGATAGAAGCAGCCAAGCGTGACATGCCAGAGCGTATGTTCCGACAGGAATATATGGCCACCTGGGAAGAATCAGCAGGACAAATTTACTATGCTTTTGATCGCAATCACAATGTGAGAAGCATAGACTCACCAGATATATCTACCATATATGTAGGCATGGACTTTAACATTACACCTCTCTGTGCAGTGATCGCAGTGAGGATCAATGAGGATTTGTATGTCATCGATGAAATCACGCTCTATTCCAGCAATACTCACGACCTCGCAAGCGAGATTAGAAGCAGATATCCAAAGACTAAGGTCTTCTGCTACCCAGATCCAGCCGGCAGTGCCCGCTCTACTAAGAGCCAAGGGCAGTCAGATCATACGATCCTCGCCAATCAACCTAACTTTATCGTCAAAGCCCCAAGAAATCATACCCCAGTCAGAGACAGAATAAATGCTGTCAATGCCCGTTTATGCTCTGCCTCAGGCGTTAGACACCTATTCATCGCACCACAGTGTAAATATGTGATACAATGCCTAGAGCGTCAGGTCTATAAAGAAGGGTCAAATGCCATTCCTGAAAAAGGAGAGTATGACCACATGAATGATGCCTTGGGCTATATGATAGATTGGCTATGGCCAGTATCAAGAGAAAGACAACCTGATCCTTATGCGCCTAAGCGTTGGCAGCATAAGATCGCCGCATAAGGACACCTAAAATGAACCAAACACTACTAGAACAATATCTATATGTAACAACCACAAACAGACTGTGGACACGCAATGAACTGCGCTGGCGTTTCCTATTAGAATCATACATGGGTGGCGAAGAATATCAGCGTGGACTGCACTTGACCAAATACGTCAATGAGACCGCAGGTGAATACATGGCTAGGATCAAAGCCACACCCTTAGAGAATCACTGTAAATCAGTTATCTCAAGTTATATCTCATTCCTGTTTAGAACAGAACCCAAGCGTGAATTTGGCAGCCTAGAGTATGACCCAGCCCTAGCTGAATTCCTAGAAGATGCTGACCTAGATGGCAGATCGTTTAACGCATTTATCAAAGAAGTCTCAGTATGGACCTCAGTGTTTGGCAGTTCTTGGATCCTCGTGGTCAAGCCCAATGTGGGAGCCCAGACCAAAGGTGACGAACTGCAGATGGGTGTGCGACCCTATGTGAATCTAATTTCACCACTGCTGGTCACAGATTGGACATGGAACCGTTTGCCTAATGGCCGTTACAATCTCACATATCTCAAATACATAGAAGATGCCAATGACTCAATCTCCACAGTCAAAGAATGGTTTGAGACAGAGATCCATACCTGGATCATAGATCACGATGCCAAAACAGTCAAAGAACACACCATAGAACCCAATCCTCTGGGTGAGATTCCAGCTATCTGTGCCTACAATCAGAAATCACCTGTGAGAGGCATTGGTATCTCAGATATCTCAGACATCGCAGACGCACAGAAGTTCATCTATAACATGACTTCAGAAGTAGAACAATCAATCCGCATCAATGGGCATCCAGCATTGGTAGCACCCATGGGCATGGAATTGAACGCAGGTGCAGGTGCTGTGCTGAGGATGGAAGACAATCTAGATCCTGGATTAAAACCTTATATGATGGCTGTGAGCACAGATGTCAACCAAGTATTCACTGCCATAGCACATTATTCAGATATCATAGACAAGATAGCCAACACTGGCAGCATCCGTGCCACAGAATCAAGACGCATGAGTGGTGTAGCACAGGAGCAGGAGTTCCAATTGTTAAATGCCAGACTCAGTGAAAAAGCAGACAGCCTAGAACTGGTAGAAGAGCAGATATGGCAATGGTTCTGCTACTATCAGGGCTATTCATGGGACGGCCAAATAGAATATCCAGATTCGTTCGCTATCCGTGACACTGGTAATGAGATCCAACAGTTACAGACTGCCAAGAACACTGCCACTGATCCTGCAGTTCTACGCAAGATTGATGAGCATATCCTAGAGTGGATGGGTGAAGAAGATGAAGTGCTACCATTTATAGATCCTAACCCACAGCCTGGTAGACTGTATCCAGATGGTGAAGAAATAGACCCTAATCTACCTGCGGCTTATCAACCCGCAAGTAATGCAGAAGTTCCAGAGGGACAGAACTGTGGCAACTGTGAATACTACAAACCAGGTGAATTATATTGCACCAAGTTTGATGCACCAGTTCGTGCAGTCTATTGGTGTGCCAAGTGGGATGAAATGGAAGAAACGGAATACAACTAAGGAGACTGCTATGGGAAGAGGAAGAGGTCGTGGCCGTAAACCACCAAAGCGTTGATTGGTCTAGTTATTTCCAATCAATAAGAGCAGAATGTCCCTGGAGCCTTAGGGCCTGGGCTCAAGGCAGGATAGACATCGTAGAGTGGGAAGATAGGGTCATACCCCTAGCGCCATATCTAGCTCGTGTCTATGTGATAGATGACTCAGAGGATGTGATAGAAGCCCTGTGCAAGGGTCTAGACTATGGTCAAGATCAATGGCTGTTTTCATACCCTGGTTATGGAGAATTCGCAGCACCTGTGAAGATCCTTATACAACAGGATAGATCTACGCTCACAAATCTAAGATCTCGTTTAGGTCTAGAATAACTACATTTAATGGCATTTAGGGTTAGATGCTATAAATATTTCTAACAAACTCCTAGGGAGGCGAGGACCACAATGGCCGAACAAGAAACATTGGTAAACGATATGGCAACTGATGCCGCTGGCGATACAGCAAATCAGGCACAATCAGCTAAAACCTATACACAGGAAGAAGTAGACAACATGATGGCCCGCATGAAGGGTTCATTGGAAAAGAAACTTCTCAAACCCTATGCAGATCTAGGTGATCCTGAAGAGCTTAGACAGCTTCGTCAAGAAGCAGAAAAGCGTCAACAACAGGAACAACTAAAGCGTGGAGAATTTGAACGGATCCTGCAGGAAAAGGCTGAAAAATGGAATGCTGAGATCTCCAAAAGAGATGAAGTCATCAAAGAGTATAAGGTCAATAGTCCTTTGCTCAGTGCCGCAGCCAAGTATCGTGCAGTGGCTCCTGAACAGGTTAAAGCATTATTGACTAATCGTGTTCGTTTGAATGACCAAGGTGATGTAGAAGTAGTTGGTGACAATGGTTCAGTTCGTTATCAAGACGATGGACAACCGTTTGCTGTAGAAGACCTAGTCAAAGAATGGTTGGATCAAAATCCTCATTTTGTCTCAGCCTCGCCAGCCACTACCAATACTAAATCAAATATCTCTCAGGGGCAACCAGCAAAATTAGATGTAACAAAGCTGGACATGAAAAATCCAGATCACCGCAAGATCTACGCTGAATACAGAAAGACTGCGGGCTTAGCCTAACAATCAAGGAGATATACTATGTCGTCAACGACAACTACATTGAATGACCTGCTACCACAGATCGTAGCAGAAGCCATGTTCGTCGCATCAGAGCGTTCGATCATGAGAGGACTTGTAAAGAATTACAGCCTCGGAACAGGACAAGGTAAGACTGTTACAGTGCCTATCTATCCTACACAGACAGCGGCTGCTCTAACAGAGGGCAATGAGATTTCTAACACTGCTGTTTCTACCAACGGTGCTACTCTAACAGTTACTACCGCTGCTATCAGAACATTGGTCACTGACCTTTCAGTGGCTGCTTCTGCCAGCAATGTGGTTGCTGACATTGGCCGTTTATTTGGTGAAGCCATCGCTCGCAAGATCGACCTTGACCTAACTGCTCAGTTCACAAACTTATCAGCTGGTTTCGGTGACAACACTGGCCAGATCACTGCTGCTAGTATTTTCCAAGCAGTGGCCAAATTGAAAGCAGCCGCTGTGCCCACAGAAGGCATGGTCTGCGTTCTACACCCAGAAATCGCCTATGACCTCAAGGCAGCATTGACCACAGGTGGAACCACTGTGTTCACCGCAGGTGGCGGAGTCTCAGATGTGGCCAATGAAGCCATGAGAGCTGGTTATGTTGGTCAACTAGCAGGCATTCCAATCTTTGAAACAAGCAACATCGCTAACACTGGCACAGCTGGTGACTACAACGGTGCTGTGTTCCATCGTG